TCATGTGTTGCGCTCCTTGAGGTATTTTTCGTAGTCGTTCATTAAAGATACTGCCGTTTTTCTGTCCCAGTTTGATGGGTAATACGCAACAACAAATTGCGCTTTTTCCTCATCAGTCAGCCCTACCCATTCACGCTTGCCCATTGCGTTGACTGCCTTGTCTACACTTGATTGCATTTGCTTTTGCATTCCGTCAATAAAGCCTTGCTCATATGCATTAGCGTGTTGACGCCATTCAATAGGTTCAAAGTCATACTTGCGAGACTCGTAAACCATCTTGTCGGGATCTGTTGGATGTGGTTTAAACGGCATTGTTTTTCTCCTTCAAAATTTCTTCTGCCCATGCAACACCATCTCGCCACGCTCTAGCTTTCTCCAAAACATAAAAAGATCGCAGTAAACCTTCGTTTATTTCCTCTTTAGTCAGCCGTACGCATGTGCGTTGTGGTGTGGTGTAGAGAGGTGTTGTATATTCACCTTCTTCACGCTCATGTTCTTCAGGGCAGATTACATCAAGGATAACTCCGTCTTTTTCCATGCCCCACGCAACAGGCTCATCTTTTATTTTTAGTGCTTCTTTAATGGCGTTATGGGCCTCCCATGCGGTATCTTCATCCAGTTTATGATTGAGCCACAATTTCAACGCCTCTAATGCAAGTTTTAATGCTTCATCTTTAGTCATTCTTATTCCTTTATGCCGTGAGCGGCTTCGATTGCTCTAGCAAACTCTCGTAATGCCTCTGTTGCAGAAATTCCGTTTTGGTCTTGCTCAAATAAAGCAAAGGGTATTTCGTCAATATGTTCATCCGTCAAAGGCTTGCGTTGTGGTGTGGTGTAGAGCTTTGTACCTTGTGGCAGTGGTCCATTTGTCCATTCAATGGTATAGCGACTTATGTGAACTTCTGCTACCAATGCCACAGGCTCATCTTTTTTTTCTAATGCTTCATCTTTAGCAATAGCATCAACAATAGTGCGTACCATACCTTCGCTAAAATGTTCGCAGAGTAAAATAACTGCTTCATCTTTAGTCATGCTATTTCCTCAAAAAGGAATATCTTCGTCTGTTAAGCTAAGTCTTGGCTCTTGCCTTAAATTTGGCCTAGCTTGATATTGAGGTTTAGGGGCAAAATCTTCTTTGGCTTCAAAAACAGATGCCCAACCATTCCAACCACCTTCAATTACTGGGAAACATTCAATATTTATTGATTCACCTTTGTCTGTTTGCACCAAAGTACCAATTTTCATCCAGTAATTTTTGGTTTCACCATTTTTGTCAACATAGGTACGCATTTTTACTTTAATGTCTTTTTTCATTTTAAATTCCTTAATGTGATTACTTTTTGATTAACTTCTTCTAAAAACTCTGTGATTTCTAGCTCTAACATCTTGACGTACTGTGCCTCAAACTCAATACGCTTAACAAATAACTGAAGGTTTTCAGGCATTCTTGGGTCAAAACTCACAAAATCACACCATTTGCGACCAGTACAAGCCATTTGCCATTGCATTTGAGGCAAATATTTGGCAGGTACTTTTTGGCTTACCAAGGTGTCAATGTGTGTAGATGAGTTAGGGCATTTAATTTCTACCAAACCATCTTCACCTACAAAACCATCAGGACTCGCACCACTCATGTCAATGGTTGGATGGTCAATGAAACCAACTTCCTTAACAAATGTGCTCATCTTTAGCTCATAAGCGTTTCTAGCGTTTGGCTCTTGGTCTGTACCCCATTGCATTGCTACGTTGGAATAAGCGTCTCCTACGCTATTTGTTAGCCTTTCTAGAACCAATTGGGTAGCATAGTTCTCACGGCTTGCGCTTGGACCTGATTTGGTCTTGGCTATTACATCAGCAACTCGACTAGCCGTTACCTTACCAAGTCGCTGAAGATGCCATGCTTCTGTTCTTTGTTCAATCATTCTGTGCCGCCATTTCTTCGTAAATTTCTAACTCAGACATAATTAAACGCATGGTGTCAAACCGATCAACTTCCATGTGTTCAGCAACTCCAACTGTGGTTTCAATTAAGGCTTCCAAAGTTGTCCACATTTCTTGGCCTATAAACAACTGCATGATTTCTTCATGTAATTGCTCTTTTGTTTTTTCTTTAATTTTCTTCATTTTCTTCCTCTCTACATAGTTCACATTCAGGATGATCTGGGTCACGACAATCTGGGTATCTTCTTAACGTTTGCTGATAGCGTTTGTAAGACAGCTCCTCCATGTACTCAAAATAATATTCTTCTTTTAAGTCAATCATTCGTAGGCCTTTTTGAGTTCGTCCTTAACTGCTACAACCTTGGCTTCCCAGTCTTTCTCATGGAAACAGGCAGCATGGGCTATCTTATAACTGGCAACCAAGGCTTCTTTTGTCTCTGTTAACCTCATTTTTTCAATCAAATGGTCAATTTGCTTTGGATCAACTTGTGATTTAAAAGTCTTTGGAGCACTTGCTTTGTTGCCATCATCGTCTTCAGGAGCTTGACCAGTCGCTGTCATCAAAGAAGCCCGACGAATGTAAGTCAAACATGACATAAATCCTTGAGGATCGTGTTTGTTTGCAGGAAAAAACAAACGTCCACAATTCATTTGTTCACCTGATTCATGCGTAAACACAGTCTCAATGACAATTCCTTCATTGTGTTCATAAGTGTGTTGACTAAGAAATATGCCGTTATCGTTTAAAGCGTCTATAACAGCTTCAACGCAACTGGCTAGGTCAACGTACTTAGACTTGAAATGAGGGTTTGTAGACTGCTTTAATGCAGGGCCAAAAGCCTTTTGTGCTTTGACCAATGCTGATGCAATTTCTTTCATGCTAATTCCCTTCTTAATTCTTTAATTTCTTTTTCTAAAAATTCCATTTCGTCATGCAAACATTCAATGTCAATGCAAAGGGACGCAACTTGTGCTTTGTAATACCCAACTTGAAAGTTAAGTTCATCAGCAATTTTGTATTTTTCCAATGCGTCATTGCATGATTTCTGTATGTGTTCAAATCTAGTCATCATGGTCTCCAAAAGAAAAGGTCAAACATGACAACCAAAGCAGCTAAAGCGTAAACAACTGTTAACACTCTTTCTGAACGAGTTAATCTTGGTTTCTCAATAGAACATCCGTATTCCATAGTGTGTGGAAAGGCTTCGTTGATTGTTCTGTGGTACTTCATGGCTTTAAATCTCCTGTTACTGTTAAAGCTAAGTTAATTAAATATGTTGGGTGTGGAATGCCAACCTTAACTTGGTCAAGAATAAGGTTAGCTTGTTGTTTAGACATTTTTAAGATCAATGCGTCTAAATAAATCTGCTTGTTTGCTAGATTCGCATTTGATACATTTATAAGAATCTGTTTTAAATTCTTCCCATTTTGTAGAAAATGGTGTTCTTAATAAACTTCGTCCACAAGCTGTTTTGCTTGTGAATCCTGATCCATATTTATGAAGATGAGTAACTTTCATTTCACAGTCCTTTAAAAACCACTACGGTGTGTTGTGGATTGACTCTATTGTTAATCTTTCTTAACTACTTGTAAATAGTTTTTAGAAATATTTGTTAAGTGTTGTATTTAGTTAACTTAACTGTTGTAAATGTGCATTACCAGTATAATTTAAGCATGATTACCAAAAAAGAAGCTATACAGTTTGCAGGATCAGTTACAGAACTAGCCAAGATATTGGGTATTTCTAAAGCTGCTATTTCTCAATGGGGTGAAATTCCACCACAGGCAAGAATATGGCAAATGCAATCTTTACACCCAGAATGGTTTCTTTATAGGTAAAATGATTTAGAACGCGGCTAGGGTAGCTCCCGAAAAGATGATTCTTCACCATCCTGCCGATGTTTCTTTTGTGAAGCTGACCAATGAAGTAAGGTTATATGCATTATTACAATTTCCATATTGGGGATTACAAATCCCATACCCATCACTTAACTGTGATTGAAGACATAGCTTTTCGCAGGTTGCTAGATCATTATTACCTGCATGAAGCACCAATAAAACAAAGAACCATTGCTAGACAAATAGGAATGCTTGACTATGAGCAGGAAGTATTGTCTGTGCTTAACGAGTTTTTTCACGACACTCCTGATGGCTATATTCATCCAAGGGCAGACGAGGAAATAGCTAAGTACAAAGAGTTAAGTGACGCAGGAAAAAGGGGAGCTGCTAAACGTTGGAATAGCCCCCCTATAGCCACCCCATTGCCACCCCATAACCCCCCTTATGCCACCCCAATAGCAACCAATAACCAAGAACCAATAACCAATAACCATATATATATGGATTTTGAAAAAGTTCTGAAAGCCAAAAACAAACCCTTAACTCAAACCTTGCTTAACTCCATTCAAAAAGAAGCGGACAAAGCAAAGATTAGTTTAGAAGATGCCATTAAGGAATGTTGCGTCAGGGGTTGGACAACCTTTAAAGCCGAATGGATAGCCAATAAAACCGATATTGTTCATCAAACCGTTCCATCATCTAAAGAACGCGATCCCGTGCTTGTTAAGCTGGAAGAAGATGCTAAAAAAGCCGTTGCAATGCCTGAAGATATTAAAGCAAAGTTTCAAATGCTAAAAGGCGGGAAATGAAGATTGAACTTATTGTCGAACATTATGCCAAATTAGCCATTAAACCTGCATGGCTTGACTATGTTCGTCAACAAGTTAAGCTAATGGAACAAGAACCTGCTTTTCATGGAATAGGCAAGTTAATTGCCCAAAGAATTAAGGAACTCAATGCTGATCGTCATGTTTAAAGTCGATGGACTACCCAAAGGTAAGGCAAGGCCGCGGTTTGCCAGACGAGGAAACTTTGTTTCTACCTACACACCCAAGTCAACGCTTGAATATGAAGATTTCATTGTTGACAAAGCTAAACGTGCGATGGGTGCATCAGAACCTTTTAAAACCGATTTAGAAGCGTTTATTTACATTTCTATGCCTGTGCCTAAGTCGTACTCAAAAAAACGCAGGGAGGCCTGTTTAATAGGCGCAGAAAGGCCTTCTAAAAAGCCTGACATTGACAATATCATTAAAGCCTATTTAGATGCCATGAATGGGGTTGTTTACGATGATGACACACAGATTGTGGATTTACACGCAACCAAGGTTTATGGTGAACCTTATGTAGAAATAATGATTAGGGAGGCAAAATGACTAAAGATGAAATCATAGAGATGGCTAAAGAAGCTGGAGGTTATAGCCCTAAAAAATATCCAGAAGAATGGCGTTTAGATGATGATGATTTATTACGCTTTGCCAAACTGGTAGCAGAAAAAGAACGTGAGGCTTGTGCAAAGATTGCAGAAAACAGAATTTTGCATGATGAAAATAAAGATATAAAAAAAGGATATTTGTTTGCTCAACAAAGCATTGCACAAGATATCAGAACAAGGGGACAAGAATGACCCTGTTAACTTTTGTGATTACCCTCATTTCTTTGATTTGTGCTTGCATGAGTGCTGGCTTGGTAATGATTTGTATTTGGTTAGCTTACTTAATGGTGAACCATGACTCCTGAACAAAACGCTGAATTTATCTACAATAATGCCTCTCTTTATGCCCAAGCC